GACCGATGATCGGGAAGCTGGCGGACTTGCCGCTGGCGATGGTGCGAACGGTGTGCAGGGGCTCGAAGATGGTGGCCTTGCGGAACGCGGTGAGAACTTCACCGGCCCAGACCTGAAGGAACAAGGCGTTGTCACCAGCCCAGGTGCCACCACCTGCGTTGTTGACTAGGCCAAGGCGTGAAGCTGTGAAATCGGGGGCGGCCATTGCTGGTCTCCTAGGTAAAGGGGGTTGGGGGTTACCCCGACGCCGGGCTCCCGTTCACGAGCGGGTGTCCACCGCAGTGGGCCGTCGCTGACTGTGAGTGGGTCTAGGTGGTCTCAGTGTAGGGATGAACGCAAGGCCCAATAAAAAAGCCCCCGAGGTGGGGGCTCGTATCTTCCTTAAGCCTCAGAAGATACTCGACCGGCTCAGCTTCTCCTGCACCTTCCGCTGGTACGCGGGGTCGTTGCTGTACTTGGGGTCGGACATGGCGGCCACCAGTTGCGCCGTGCTTTCGAACTTGTCGGTGTTGCCCTTTGGGGCACGGCCACCGATGAGCTTGGGTTCCCGGCCCTCGGCTGCTGTGTACCTGGCGTGCAGGCCGCTGATCGCCATCTTCACCGCAGACATCGGCTGGGTGTTAATGATCTGGTTGAAGCCCTCAACCTCGTCGGGCGACAGGTTGTTGCCGGCCCACTCGATCATCTTGGTGTACTCGGCTTCACCGCCGAGCGACGCCTTGATCGACGTCACCTCCTTGGTGGTCAGGGCCGTGTCTTGGGACGCCTTGTACTGCAGGCCCGACAGGTACGCATCGACCATGTCCCGGCTGAAGCCAGCTTCCGCCAGCTGGTCGTAGTCCTCGGACTCCAACGTGCCCGACTGCTGCCAGCGGGTGTTCATGTCCCCGAAGTCGATGCCGGCTTCGTCGAGCTTCCCGCCGATCACGTCGCCGTAAATCTCCCGGGCGGTGCCAGCAGGAGACTCAGGCTCTTCAGCCTCAGGCTCACCGTCGTCGCCGGCCTCAGGCCCGATGCTTTCCCCGCGACTGAGCTTGGCTTGGAGCTCCTTGTATGCCTGCTCCAGATCTTGCACCGACTTGTACTTGCCGGCCAGCAGTTCACCGGGTTCCTCGGATTCACCTGCCATCGCGGCAAGCATCTCTTCGTTCTCGGTCGACAGTGCTGGGCTTTGGCTTTGGGTAATGGTGACTGCTTCAGGCATGGGTCTCAGTTGATGGTGATGGTTCCGTTGTCGTCAACAGAGACGACGGGTTGTGGCGCTGGTTCGTATGCCGGCCGTGATTCAACGACGTCGATGACGATGTCGGTGTACGGATCAGGCTGGGGCACCCGGGACACTGGGTCCACTAGGGATACCTGGCGCTCTTGGGGGGGTTGGGAGGGCGTTGGGAGCGACTCCTGGTTGGCCAGGGTCTGCTCCTTCTGGGAACTGCGGACCATAGGGGGCTCCTTCTTTGGTGTAGTTGTTGGCGACTTGTGCCATCGCAGATGACTTAAGGCCAGTCATTAGCATGTCACGCTGGGCGGCCTGCTGCTGCTGTTGTTGAGCTGCAGCTGCTTCTTGTTGTAGCTGGTCCTGGGTCTTCACCAGGTTCGTGGTGTCGATCGACTCACTTGCAGCCAGACGACGCAGTGCCTCATCGACATTGACGAACCTGGCCAACACCTCAGGGCCCAGGGTTTGAGTGGCAGTGGTGATGAACTGGATCAACTTGTTGCGGTCGTCGCCACGGCCGATGGCTTCAAGGCCAGTCACGGGCCTGGGGTTGACCAGCGGCACACCACCTTTGCCCTTGGGGAACGGCGCCAGCTTGCGCTGCTTGCGCAACACATGAAGCAAACGACGCACCAGTGGCAGTTGCAGCTCCTGGGTCAGGATCGAGTACAGGCCACCGATGCCAGCCTCTAGCTCCTGGCTCATGTACCTAATCTCTTCCGCGGTGACCCGTTCCCCGGGCCGCTGGATGGCGGTGTTCAGCAGGAACGCAAACTGCAGCCGGCCCTCAATCCGTTCGATGGTGGAGTTGGCGATGCCTAGGTCTTGGGCCTTCTGGGTCTGGATGACCGTGACGTCGTTGGCGTTGCCTTGGACAATGGCCCCGTTCTCAGCGTTCGCCAAGGTCTTGGGCCTGGTGGTGCCGTTTGGGTTGACCAAGAACAGAACCTTGGCCGCGGCCGCCGACCCCTCAAGGATCGCTTGGTACAGGGACTCCAGCGCCAGCAGATCCCCGTAATACTCCTCGATGTAGGACCGGCCGTACTCCTCACTATCCACCCGGTTGAACCGGAGCGGGATCCAGGGGTTGACGTCGGCGTCGCACATGCCGTGGGACCCAGGGATCTCTTTGCCCTTGGCTTCTTGGTACCAATGCACCTTGCCGGCTTCGTACTCGACGTGGGTGTAGAGCTTCACCGTCTTGGAGCTGCGGCCCGATTCGTAGCCGCCGTCCTCTTCGTCCAGCAGGTCGTACAGATCCTTCGGCAAGGCGTCTGGGTACACCTCCTCCTCGACCACGATCTCGGTGACGGTACCCCTCGGGTCACGACACACGACACACCGGTTCAAGTGGATGCCCTTAAGGCCGTCTTCCGCCACGTACAGCAGCACGTTCCCACCTACCAGCAGGTGCTTGAACGCTTCGTGCATGGAGGCTCTGCCATTGGCCACCTCGAACGCCGACATGCCAGCACGCTCAACCTTGACCAGCGCGGTGTCGAGCTCGGTCTTGATCTCGGGCCCCTGCTCTGCAACCCGTAGCGCCAGGTCGTCGATCTCAAGCTTGAAGAAACTGGAGTTCGGGGGGAACAAGGTGATGAGTAGCTTGCTCGCCAGGTAGTTGACACCCCGGGCACCCAGCGATTGGTACGGGGTCTTGAGTCGACCACGGTCCCCTTGTCCTGCATCCGGAATGAGCCCGGGGATCGTCACCTTGCTGCAGTCCCGGGCTCGTTGCAGGTACGCATCACGGTTGGTTTGCAGCTGGCCGTACCTGGCCGCAGCCGTGGGCCCGTCTTCGTTGTACAGCTTGCGCTGACGGTCGACGTTGCTGGTCAGGTTCAGTTCCATCAACCAACACCCGGGATGCTGAGACCAGCACTGGTCACGTCGGTCCGCAGCTTGCGACGACCGGTGCCGGCCCGGGCAACGACAGGCACGGACATGGCGTCGGTGCCAGCTACGCCGGTAGCCGTTGGCATCTGGAGGGATCCAGCTGCAGCCTGAGCCACTGGGTTGGGGGCAGGCGGGGGCGGTGCTTTGCTGATCGCTAGCTGCTCCTTGTACTGGGCAGCTTGAGCAGCCATCTGCTCCTGCTGCATGGCCATCTGCTCCCGCTGGAGCTTCATCTGCTCCTCCTGCATCCGGATCTGCGCACTGTTGTCAGGCGCTTGGCCACCACCACCACCACACATGGGTCAGTCCTCGTTTTGTTGTTCAAGATAAACGGCCCATAGCATCCGGACCAGCTGCCTAGCACCCACCGCCAACCAGATTTCCCGGTCGGTGTCGTCCGGATCCGGGCAAGCCTCGGGGTATATCTCGTCCAGCCGCTTCAGCAGGGCTTCGTCAAGCGGGGGGAACAGGTCATCCATTGGCTTTCATGGCGGGGTCACGGTCCGGGTCCCACAGCTCAACGCTACCGGACGTGAAGTCATAGTCCCCGTAACGCAGGATGCGGGCCATGCGGGCATTGAGCAAGGCATCGCCAAAGGTCTCACCCCCTTTCCGGTACGCACCGACGACGGTGTCCCACATTTCGGGCAAGGTTTTGCAGTCGGCCAACAACTTCTCCGCCTTGACCGGGCCAAACCCTTTCAGCCCTGGGTAGTTGTCACTGGTGTCGCCGACCAGGGCCTGGGTCATCCAGTTCCGGTTCGCGTCGGGGAGGGTGTTGACCTCCATGACGTCCATGCGCAGGAGCTTGCCCGGGATCGTGCGCATGTCTTTGTCGGCCGTGACCATGACCGGGTCCCGGTACTGACCACTGGTCATAAGGATCCCCATGACGTCGTCGGCCTCAAGGTTCTCGTGGCACCGGGTTGGCCACTCAGCAGTGACCCAGGCCCGCAGGTCTCGCAGGCCTAGCGGCTTACGACGGCCCGTGCGGTTCGCCTTGTACTCAGTGGACAGCTGGTGCCGGAAGGTGGGGTAGCTCGACAGACACATGACCACGTCGTTGACACCTGTTGCCTCTTGCCACTTGCCGACCTGGTGGGTGATGTAGCTCTTGGCATCCGACTGCTCTAGGTGCAGCGTGTTGATCCATTCGTCCCACCGGATGTCACATTCACATGCGGAACACGCGGCGTACAGCAGCCAGTCAGCGTCAATTAGCAGAGCCATGTTTGGTGTGGGATGTAAGGGGTTTGTAGACGCAGCAGTTAGCCGCTTCTTTGTAGGCAGTGCTCAAGCACTCGGGGAAGTCCAGGTCGCAGCGGTCGGTGATCGGCACCACCAGGCTGCGGCCCCGGTGGGTGACGGTAACCAGCGTGCCGCAACGGATCCAGGGGTGCGCTGCGCTGACGCCCCAGTGCTGGTACGTGCCACCACAGGCGTCGGCTCTGTTGTGATACCAGCCGTCGTACACCGTGGCGGTTACGGTGCGGGCTTGGGCTGGTGCGGTGAGCATGGCCAGCAGTAGCAGAAGTTTTCTCATGTTCCGAAGTAATGGGACATTGGTACAATCAACCGGCCGGTGTCCTGGTTATACACCAGCTTGTCGCATGGGCCTGTCGCACCAGAGAACCGGTTCTTCAGGACCCGTAATTGCAGCTCGTTGCGTTCAGCAGCGTCGCCCTGCTGATTGCGCTCTGCGCCGATCACCATATCAGAAAGCTGGGCGATCGCTTGGCTACCCCGCAGGTGGCCAAGGCTGACCTGGGCCCCCTCCTCGTGGCCGCGGCCTTCTGGTCGCTTGAGGTGGGACACCAGCACCAAGCCGATGCCGGTCTGCTCCACCACTTGACGCAGCTTGGTGCACGTCACGTCGATCGCCCGTCTCTCGTCGAGATCCGAGAGTCCAGAGATGACAATGGTGAGATGGTCAAGGACGACGACGTCCACCCCCTCAGCATCTGCGAGATACCTGATCTTGCTGATGAGATGGTCGGGATCCATCGATCCGAAGTGGTCATACAAAAAGCAACGGCCAGTCCCAAAGACGCGGTCAAAGCCCGCTCTGATTTCAGTTTCATCTGCAGCGTTGGGGTCAAGGTGAATGGGTTTGTTGAGCTCGATGCCGACGATCCCCTGCATCGTGCGCTTGGTGGATTCCTCAAGGGCGATGTACCCGACCCGGAGCCCAGCCCGAAGGAAGTGGTACGCCCATTCCCGGCAGATGCTGGACTTGCCCACGCCAGAGCCAGCGCACAAGGTCACCATCTCGCCACGCCTAAAGCCACGGGTCATGGCGTCCAGCTGTGGCCAAGGGTACGGGCAAGCTGAGCTGGCCCCGGGTTTGATGAGTTCCGCCCACAGGTCGTTGGCATTGACGATGCCGTCGGGCCTGGTGGGTGTGGCCTTCCAGAGCAGGTCCCGCAGGATCTCCCCCTCACCGGCGAGCAGCATCTCATTGGCGTCCTTGCGGGGCAGGCGGCACACGGCCACCTTG